CGCCGATGCCAAGGTCTGCTCGATGACTGCGGCGGGGGCCACGCTCGAAACCCTCAGCGACGACATCGAGGCGCTCACCCTGACCCGCGACGTGCTCCGCACCGTCTGCATCGCGATCGGCCAGAGCGTCGTCTGACCCACCCATTCACGGGGGGCGATGCGACCGCCCCCGAACACACACAACACGAGAGAACACACATGCGCCGCTCCAACGACACCCCCACGACGCTCGACCTCATCTGCGGCACGCTCTCGCTCGCCGCCCTGCTCGGTTCCTACTGGCTTCTCGCCGCCGTCCTCACCTAATTTCACACATTTCCACAGAATCCTGTTGACACGGTAGCGATACCGCACTACAATCCCCCCATCGGCAACGTCGCCGATACAGCACACTCAGCAAAGGAATACCGCAATGGCTCACGAGATCCGCAGCAACGACACCGTTCTCCTCGCTCGCACTCAGGCTTGGCACGGCCTCGGCGTCGTGCTCCCCGACCAGTTCTCCCCCGCTGACGCCCTCCGCATCGGCGGGCTCGACTGGACCGTCGAGGAGAGCACGTCGCTCACCGCTACGTTCGTCGAGGCGGACGGGCAGGCCACCCGCAACATCGTGGACACCCACAAGACGCTCCGCCGCAGCGACGACAAGTCGGTCCTCGGCACCGTCGGCGCAGGCTACGGCATCGTGCAGAACAGCACGCTCGCCGACATCGCCGCCACGTTCAACACGGCGGGCAACGTCCGCTGCGAGACCGCGGGTAGCCTGTTCGGTGGCCGCAAGGTGTGGTTCCTGCTCGACGGGTCGACCGTCGACGTCGGCGGCAAGGGCGACATCGTCAACCGCTACCTGATGCTGCACAACGCCCACGACGGCACGGCTTCGCTCGGTGCCGACATCGTGACGACCCGCGTCGTCTGCAACAACACCTACACTGGCGCTCTCGCCGAGAGCAAGCGCAAGGGGTCCGCGTTCTTCCGCTTCCGCCACACCAGTGGCATCTCGTTGCGCATCGACGACGCCAAGGCGGCTCTGGCGGGCTACGCCGCTCAGGCTCAGGCCGACGACGCCGCGATGCAGGCGCTCGCCGCCAAGCCGCTCAACCGCGCCGAGATCCAGAGCCTGTGGACGGACGTTCTCGTCGCCCTTGACGGCCCGATCGCGGCCAACCCCCGCAACGAGAGCGAGCAGCGCCGCCGTGAGAAGGCCATCGGCGAACTCGCCGCGATGAGCCGCGTGTTCGACGCTGAGGCCCGCCAGTACGGTGCGTCGGCTTGGGTCGCGGCCAACGCCGCCACCAACATCATCGAGCACCAGCGGGGCCGCATCCGCGGCGACGCCCGCACCGCTGCCAACCTGTTCGGTGCCTACGCCGACGCCAAGCGCACCGCTATGACCAAGGCGCTCGCACTCATCTGACTCCGACCGTCGGGGGGAGGGCATCCGCGTGGGTGCCCTCCCTTTCGACGACAACCCACAGAAAGCAACGCATGCCCAACATCACCCCCACATCGCGCTGTACGTCCATCTCAGTCGGGCGCAGCACCAAGGACCGACTCGACGCCATCGCCCTCGCAGGCAGGCGCTCCCGCACCGCAACGATCGACCTGCTCATGGATGCGTACCTGAGCGCGAACCCGACGCTCGCGGGCATCGTGCAGGACGTGCTCGACCAGAGGCGTCTCACGAAACTCGTGCAGCAGCAGCAGCAGCAGACCGTCACCGCCTGAGCCCGAAAAAAAACGACGCCGAGCGGGTCGCGCTCAGCGTCGTCGAGGAATACAGCGACCACAGGATAGCACACATGGACAACGGAATCCACCACATCACCGACCGCGAGTATTTCTCACTGGACATGCCATCGTCTAGCGGCACCAAGCCGTTGCTCACAGGCACCAATGCGCACCTCGCACACCAGCGCTCACAGCCACAGGAGGAGAGCGAGGCGTTCACGATCGGCGCGTACGTTCACGCTTTGTGCCTGAGCCCTGAGATCATCGGCACGGACTTCGTCCGCGTCGGCAAGATCGACCGCCGCACGACCGAAGGCAAGGCCAAGTACGCCGACATGCTTGCCCGCGCCGAGCGCACTGGTGCCCGCCTCATCACCGACGAGCAGGCGACTCTCGCTCAGGCTATGGCCGACGCCGTGCAGGCGCACCCCGCGTGGATCAACCTACAGCGCGTCGTGACGCAGCGCGAGGTAGTCGCGATCGGCACCGTCGGCGGGGTGCAGGCCAAGGCGAAGATCGACGCCGCCGACGCCGCGTTCACTATCATCGTCGACCTGAAGACGACGCAGTCGGCGGGGTTAGCCGACTTCGCCCGCAGTGCCGCCAATTTCGGGTACGCCCATCAGGCGGCGTGGTACCGCGCCGTGCTCGAATCGCTCGGGCACACCGTGCAGGACGTGGTGTTTGTCTGCGTGGAGAAGACCCCGCCGCATCTCGTCGCCGCGTATCGCCTGAGTGATGCGGCCATCGAAGTCGCCGCGCGCCGCCTGCCCGATCTGGTGCGCCGTTGGTGCGCCGTCCGCGACGGCGACCGCAGCGGCTACCCCGAAACCATCCAAGATATCGACCTGCCCGCGTGGGCATACAGCACCGCAGAGAGGAACCAGACCAATGAGTGAGACTACAGCGCTCGCCAAGCCAAGGCTTGGCACAGACCAGATGGATTTGATCTCCCGCACCATCGCTAAGGGCTGCACGCCCGACGAACTGCGCCTGTTCGCGCAGATCTGCGAACGGACGGGCCTCGACCCGTTCGCCCGCCAGATCTACGCCGTCAAGCGGTGGGACCGCAAGGAAGGGCGCGAGATCATGCAGACGCAGGTGTCCATCGACGGCGCTCGCCTCGTGGCGCAGCGCTCGGGCAAGTACGCGGGGCAGGACGGCCCGTACTACTGCGGCGAGGATGGCGTCTGGAAGGACGTCTGGCTGTCGGCCAAGCCGCCCGCCGCGGCCCGTGTCGGCGTGTTCCACCGCGACTTCGCACAGCCGCTCTACGCGGTCGCCCTCTGGTCCGAATACTGCCAGACCAACAAGGACGGCGGTCCGTCGCAGATGTGGGGCAAGTTCCCCACGGTCATGCTCGCTAAGTGTGCGGAAATGCTCGCGCTCCGCAAGGCGTTCCCCGCCGAACTGAGCGGCCTGTACACGGCGGAGGAGATGTCGCAGGCGGACAGTGAGCCCGCGCCGAAGCCCGCTGCTCGGCCCGTGTCGCCCGCCACCCGATCGCTCAACGAGCGCCTGAAGCCCGCGGAGGTGGCGGCGCTCACGGACCCTACGCCCGTGGCGCAGCGGCCAGAGCCTACCGCTGCCGTGGCGCAGGAACCCGCATCGTCGACTGCTCCGCCTGATGAGGGCATGCACGAGTGCCTCATCGACAACATCGAGGAGCACAAGGCGCGGTCGGGCGCGTCCGTCTGGAAGGTCACGGACACCGACGGCAACATCTACGCCTGCAATGAGCAACTGCTCATCGCCGACATGGCTGAGGCGCGGAACGACGGACGCAACGTGATGCTCGACGTGCAGAAGCGCGGCGCTCGGCACGTCATCCTCGGGGTACAGGCGGTGGCCCAATGAGAGCCACCGCCAACCTCGCGACTCGCACGGACACCAGCGACGCGGCCTACGCCGCCGCCCCTTCGGGGGCGGCGGCTCGCGTCCTCGAAGCCATCCGAAACAAGCCGCGCACGGTCGATGAACTGATGCGCGACCTGCACATGTCGCACAGCACCTGCTCGGCATCGGCCAACAAACTGATGCGCGACGGGTGGATCGTCGACAACGGGATCCGCTCCGTGACGCGAACGGGGCGCTCGGCCATCGTGTGGGAGGCGGCGGTCACGCCGCGCCCGCTCCGCAGAATCGCGCCGACACGTCGGCAACTCATCGACCGAATCAACTCCGCGATATACGCGCTCGACCGATGCCTCGACCGCGCCACGATCCGCGACATCCTGAGAGGTGAAGCCGATGTCTGACACCCCCATCGCATGGCTCGCGTTCTGCGGGTTTGCCGCGTTCATTTTGTTCTCAATTGGATATCTCGTCGGCGCATGGAACACCCTGCGCGAAATCAATCAGGAGGTCGACCGTGAAGACTGAGGGAAACAACACCACTGGAGAGATCCACATCGTCCTCGACACGACCGATGTCGGTGATTCCGCTACGGGAATCACCAACGATCTCAAGGTCTGGCTCGGCGGCAACAGCATGGGCGAGGACAACGAGCCGACCGTCTGGCTTGTCGTCAACGACTCCCGTGACCGCCATCAGCGCACGACCGACGGCATGACCGACTGCATGTTCTCCGTTTCGACCAAGCGGCTGCGCCACATCTGCGACATGATTGACGCGATGCACAAGGTCGGAAACGACCAATGGGAGGCGTCCGATGAGTGATGACATCGTGGCGCGGCTGCGCGCTGTGCTTCACAACGACCGCAGCGTGGAACTGATGAACCGAGAAGCCGCCGACGAGATCGAACGGCTGCGTGCAGGTGGCTGCGCCCGCGGACAGACGACGACGCAGTTCTGCGCGGAGGCCGAGCGGCTGCTACAAGAGCGAGAAAGGGAGGTCCGATGAACGACAAGCGAGCATGGGTATTCGAGCGGTGCGACCGCGTGGCGCTCTGGGAGGGCTTGGACGACGCCCTCGTGGGACTGGTCACGCGCTGCGGTCAGGAGGATCCGATCGCCGTGTACGAGCGCAACGCGATCATCCGACTGCTGAGCAAGGACATGCCATTCGACGACGCCGTCGAGTGGATCGACGTGAACATCAACGGCGCATACATCGGCGAGCACACTCCGTTCCTGCTCGAAGTAGCGCCGCGGGTCAAGCGCCGACGGCCAGAGAAGAAGTTCGTGGTCGTCGAGGCTTCGCAGGAGGTGCAGCGCCTGCGCGCCGCCTTGCAGCAGATCGCCGAGAACAAGGACGAGCCGTACGCCCGCGACTTCGCGGCGGACATCCTCGCCAGACGGGAGACTCCATGACGCTCGACGAACTGGCGGGCATCGCCGACGCACTGGTGCCTGAGGTGGATGCCCGCACGCGGCTCAACGCGCACAGGTTCGCAGTGCAGTGCGGCATCCTGTACGAGATGCCACCGAATCGACCGAGCCTGCCTGAGATCGGGATGGCGCTCGGATGCGGCCATCCGCGCGTCTACTACGGGCTCCAGCGCTGGCGCGAACTGCCGTGGCGGGAGCGCCACGGGTGGCTGATGCTGGCTGAGGGGAGGGCGCGGTGAAGCGACTCCCTTGGATGCCGCTGTACTGCGACGATCTGATCGGGAGCACCGCGGACATGAGCGCTGAGGAGTTCGGCGCTTACGTCCGCCTGCTGTGCCACATCTGGACGCGCGGGCCAGTGGAGATGGACGACGCCGTGTGCTGCCGCATCGCAGGCGTGAAACTCAAGGTGTGGCGTCGGATCCGCGGCAGGTTCGACACCTGCAAGCGCGACGACGGAAGTATCGGACTGTCGCACCCTCGTCTGGAACGAGAGAAAATGCACCGCATTTCCCACTCGCAGGAACGAGCGTCTTCTGGGCGAAAAGGTGCCCTCACGCGCTGGAAACGCGGTTCTGCGGATGGCTCAGCCATTGGCTCAGCCTATGGCAAACCGATGGCATGCCACAACCAGAGAATAGATACTAAGTCCACCGTGGTTCCAACGACAGGCGCGCGCGAGGCTGCGCCAGCGCCCGAAGGGGCTGGCTTGCCGCGGGTCAGTCTGGGGCTTGCCGAAGAGGCGGACGATGCGACCGCACGCAACCGCGCCTTCCTCGCGCAGTACCGCAGGCGGAACCCGTGAACGCCGTGCTCCTCCGCTGGCCGTCGCCCGTGCTGTCGCCGAACGCGCGGGCGCACTACATGACCAAGCACCGAGCGACTCGGTCGTACCGCCAGACGACGTGCATTATGGGGCGCGGTCAGAAACGGCTCCAGAATCCCGCCTGCGCCATTCTTCCTCTGGTGGCTACCCGAAGGCGTCGCGACCTCGACAACGTCCTAGCGAGCCTAAAAAGCGCCTTGGACGGGCTCACGGATGCAGGATGGTGGGACGACGACCACAAGATCGCTGGATACCATCTCGTTCCAGAGATCCATTGTAAGGAACTGGCGGAAAATAGAATCGTGATCCTCGCCGTCGAGGTCGAGGACATGCCCGCCATGACCGAAGCCGTGACGATGTTCCGCTCGGCCTGCTTGGCGGGAAACGCGGCCAACGCCGCGCGCGACCTGCTCGGCGTTATGCTCTAGGCGCGCGATCTCTGGTCACGACAAGGCCCACGCATGGTGCGTGGGCCTTGTCGCTTCTGATCCCTAAGCATTTCTACGTTGCTGCGGATCGTGTCCCCCTGAAACGCCACCGCCCCGATTGCTCAGGGCGGCGCGCTGGGGGAAAAGATGACCCCACTCTACACATCACTGCGGCGAAGTCAAGTTGCGTCGCTCATTTCTTCGGCGAATCACGTCGCGCATCAACTGCATGCGCATCTCTCGCAACTGCTCCTTCTCCTCTGGCGTCTGCGCGGACCTGATCGCATCGCGCAGGTTGCGCATCGCGCGATCGGTCGCGCGGATCTGCGTGCCTTCCTCCGCCACGTCGAGGTCGAGTTTGCCGAGATTGCGCTGTGCCGCGTCAGGAGAACGCATCGCCTGCAAGCGCGCCTGCTCCACGCCTGCCTCGCCCTTGATCTTGTTGTACTCGGAGACGACGAACTTGTCGTTCTCCGCGCTGGTGCCCATGAAGTCGCGCCTGATCGGGAAATCCCCGCTTTCCATCTCGCCAGTGGAGATGCCGTGCAGGCGCTGGAGCGTGCGTCCGAATCCACTGAACATGAAGCCGACCATGTACTCCAGCGTGTCGGGATGAATGTCCATCGCCGATAGCGCTGGCGGGTCGATCTCGTTCGCTCCGCCCATCTCCGCGAGACCCTCCGCCAACTGGCGGTAGATCTCTGGCGTGTTCTCGAACGCCTTGAATGCCTGCGTGGTCTCGGGGCCAAACGGCTGCTCGGGATGGATCGCCCGTCCAGCGAAGTCGCTGTTGAATGCGAGTTCGGGGAACCAACGCATCAGCGTCGGGAACGCGAACGACACCATGTTCTCCATGCCCTTGGTCACGCCGCTGCCGCCGAAGGCGTTCAGGTAGTTCAGGCTGTTGTCCACGAAGTTCGCGACCACGTCGCCTGCCGTGGTTCGATTGCCGAACACGGCGTCAGCGATGTCGCTGCCGAGCGTGGTGAACACGTTGAACCCGTACGCCTGCGGGCTGCGGACGTAGTTTCCGTTCTGCCGTGGATCGTACAGGTACAGGTACGCCGCCTTGTCGTACGGCGACTCCATGTCCCATCGGTTCATGCCCGTCTCTTCGTCGTCGCCCGCGTTCAAGCGCGCGATGAGCGACTGCATGAATCCGATGGCGACCAGAGTGGGGGCCAGTTCCTTGGCGGCACCGAGCGCCTTGAGCGTGTTCGTGCTGCCTTGGATGCTGGCATTCATGTAGAGGTGCGTGCGGTTCAGCACGCGCATCCACGCGCCCTTCTTGCCGAAGTCGACGGTGACGTCGCGAGCGCTCAGCGCCGCCTGTTCGTCGGTCATCGGTCCACCGCGCGCGAACCTGCTCACGCGCTGGTTGAAGTGAGCCAAACGGGTCGCCGTCTCCGCCGCCTTGAACAGCGAGGGATACCAACCGACCGCGTAGCGGATCATGCTGGTCGCGTCTGGGTTGCGGTTGCGCACGCTGCGCTCGATGGCCTCGAACTGCTCGACCTTCTCGGTCAGGTCATTGCCACGGGCGAACGACATGTCTCCGCCTGCGTCGACGAACCGCTCATACGAACCAGTCGGGCCAGTGCCGCGCCACTCGTCGACCAGAATGCGGAAGAACGACGGCACCCAACGAACCGTCTGCGCCGTCGTGTCCAGAATCCCGTTGCGGGCGTAGTTCTGCAACGTGCCCGTGTAGAGGTCGCGGATCAGGTTCTTCGTGGCGAACGCTGGCGCGAGCAATCCAGTCGTCATGCTGCGGAACAGGTTGTTCGGCGCATTGAACACGTCCATCAGGCCAGTCAGATCCTGAGCCGCGATCATGCCGTCTGCCAGACGGCGGTTGTTGATCTGGATGACCACGAGATCGCCCTGACGGTACTGCTCCCCGTCGATCATCATGTCGGCGTCGAGGAACAAGCCGAAGTTGCGCTTGCCCGCCTCGCCACTCATCCAGTCGTAGTCGAACACGGGGCGCACTTCGCCATCGACGTTCACGCGACGGCTCGGTCTGATGACCTGAGCCATGCCGACGTCGTTCGTCGCGAGGACCAGACGAAGGAAACGGTTCGCCACCCTGTTGCGCTCGACGCGGCGCACCGTGTCCTCGGCCACGAATCCGACCTGCGACGTGACCGCCTCGGCCCGCGACTGACGTCCGAGCGCACGCGGCATGCCGCGCCCCTGCGTGGACAGGCCGCGACCGAATGCAGTCTGACCCTCGAAGTCCTCATCGAACGGCTCCGCGGGGCGACCGCGCAGCGGGACGTAGTGCTGGTAGGTGCTGGTCAGGCGGTCGTAGGTCGCCTGCGTAATGATCCCTGACACCAGACGGTCGAGGAGACCGTCGCGCAGGATCTCGCGCCACTCGGTGGCGTAGGCGTCCATGATGCCGAACGTTCCACCCGCCCTGTGGTTGGCGAGCAACAGGTCCGCGTCGGCGTTGGTCATTCCAGAGCCCCCGTCGGGCATCGCGGGGTTGATGCTGGCGATGTAGGCGTTCCGCTCGCGCGCGTGCTGCGCCGTGAGGAACTGGTCCATCATGCCAGTGTCGATGCCCTGCTGGTTCATGCGGTAGATCAGCGAGCCGTAACGTCGTTCCAGACGGCCAACCTGAGCGCCGATGCGGGCGCTCATCACGCGCGATCCCTGATACGGGTTCAGCGCGTCGGGCATGTTGCCAGAACGGCGTCGGCGGTCCTGCTCCGTGTAGCGGCGCAGTTCGATCCGTTCGTCCGTGAACCGCTGGCGGATGGCGTCCGTCAAGCCGACCAATCCGCGGCGCATGCTGAACATCGGGTACAACTGGCCCGACTTCGCCGCCTCGATCAGCCTGTCGGACAGGATGACCTGCATGCGCGGCATGTCGCCGTACGGTCGGATGGGCTCGACGGGTTGGCTTTGCCCTTCTTCTGGCTTCCTCGGGATCTGGTAGGTTTCATACACGACTGGTGCGTCGAAGTCGCTGAAGAAGGACTCGGCGTACGAACGCAGCATGCCCTTCTCGTTCGCCTTCTTGGCGGCGATCGCCGCCTTGCGCCGTTCGATCGCAGGATCAAGTCGGGCTTTCTTCTTCGCAGTGCCGACTGTCTTCAGATACTCCATCGTCTCGACGACGTCCCAACCGTACAGGGAAGCCGCCTTGTCCGCGTCCATGTACGATGCGTTTGGCGTCTCCTCTGGTCTGGTGAACGCAATCCGATTTCCAGCCTGCGCCCCATTCGCCACCGCTTCCATGACGGCAGAGGACAGCACTGCGTACATCCAGTCGTTCGTCGGAACAAGACGCTGGTCCTTGTACGTCGATGCAAGAGGAGCGGCATACGGTCTGGCTCCTCCGATCTCCTTGTCAATCACCATGCCGAGAGTCGTCTTCTCGCGCATCGGTCCGTCTGGCGTTCCGAAAATATTATTCCACGTTGAATCCTCGAATGGCACTTTCCTATTGCCATCACGGGCAAGATCAACGGTGTTGAAATGGGCCTTCGCGATATTCTTCATGTCCCGCGCGAAGTTCTCGGCGAATGCCGACGCTTGGGTATGGAATGCGGATTGGGCCGCATGTATCTTCCGCTGTCGAACAAGTTCCCTTGGCGTCCTGTTACTGCCGACCTGCACGTCGATTGCGCCCTTGCCTCGAATCAACCCGTACTCAAGCATCAGAACCTTGGCATCGTTGACATCGGTGACGGTGAACCTCGGGGACGTGATGCGACCATCAACGGACCTCTCCGCGATCGCCATCGCCACGAGCGCCCCGAAGTTCGCCCGATTGGCTGACAGTCTGGCCTTCGACTTCCTGCTGTTGATGTAGTTCCTAGCAACGGATCTGGCCGCGGATTCAATGGCGCGGGCGACGCCATTCAACGTGTCGTAGTCTTGGAAGTCGCGCGCCTCATCGAACCGAGAATAGAGAACGGCATCGACAGCATCGAACTCCAAAGCGAGTTTCTTCACGACTCCTCTGGTGTCAATGAACGGGTTGTCAAGATCAAGCGTCGTGTTTCGGTAGTTCCACTGGACGTCTCGGTCATACTTCCGTGCCAACTTCACAGCGTCAGCCATCGCCTTTCTCTCTTTTTCGCTTAGGCTGTTGATGGCGATGTTCAGGATCGGATACGAAATGGAAACGTCGCGCTGGGGTTCCAGCCTGTTCGTTGCCGCCGCCTCTCTGCGCAGTTGCGTTGCGAGGTCTTGTTCAAGTTCGCCAAATTGAAAATCATCTGGAGCGACTGGGTTCAACTCCGATGCCGCGGTGTCAAATGCTTCCTGTAACGCATCGGTCTGCTCTCTGGTCAGATCTCCGATCGTATCCAGAACCGTTCCGCCAACCAATTCGGTTATCGCGTTCGCTTGCGATCCAAATGCGATCTCCGAAGACAACCTTTCCGCGAATGCCTTTGCAGCAGGCATCGCCTGATTGAACGTGTCGGCCTTGAGTTGCGCTGGTTCGTACGCAATCTGGTCCGTGGACGTCAGTTCAATGTCCCATGTGTTCAACTTGCTTCGCAAGAAATCTGACAGCGCGCTCTCAGTGAACATCGAATCCAGAGATCCACCAGCCCGCTCGACTGCTTCCTCGAACATTTGCGCGGCTGCGCCTGCCGCATTCATGCGGTAATTTGCATCCATCAAACTCTTGTGGTCCGCGCCAGACAACAGCGACTTATTACCGAGCGCGGCCTTCGCTTCATTCGCATGACCCATGCTCACGGTATTTGGGATGGATGTATCGAATGCCGAAAACTCCATTGCTCGCTCGATGTAGTCGAACTCGGAAAGCCTGTCAGCGGCAATGCCTCTGGTAGCCATCTCGTTGTGCAGAATACTCTGCACCTCCTCGATGACCACGTTCCTGCTCGGATCTGGAATACCGTCCTCGATCACCGCTCCCTGCGGTATCTGCTTGTCCATGTTCGGAAACGAAAGGCGGTAGTGCCCGACGATGTTTACAACATCGAAGTGAGCACTTGGTGCCTCTATGTATAGCGGATCAGTGCGCGACACACGTTCCTGACGTTCACTCGCCCTCTGTGCCGTGATGGACGACTGCGCTGGACCGAATATGGTCGGACGGGAAGCCAACTCGGCTGCTTCCGTCGTTCCAACGGTCCCCGTCATTTGATTGAACGGGATCGGAGACGTGATGTCTCCGTAGTTCAATTTGATGCCGACCTCCGCGTAGTCGCGATTCTTTTCCTTGAAAGCATCTCCGCGGTACTCGGAAAACTTATCTCCGAGATCTGCGGTGATCGACTCGATGGGAATGGCCGCATCCATCTCCGCGAGGAATTGGAGAGCGGTGAGTTTCGGTGCAGACGGAGATGCGACGGGCGCAGTCTCGAATCCGAGCGGATTCTTGAACAGCCACGGCATCAGGAAGCGCGCTTGATCCTTCGGAAGACCGCGAGTCGCCATCCACTGGGCCCACTCGTCCGTCGTCTGAATGTTCTTCGTCACGCCGACAATGGGCTTCTTGGCCGCAACGGCGTCGCGCAGTTCCTGCTTGAGATCGCCGAACCTGCTTCGGAACGGATTGTCTACTCCACGAGTATCAGTCGGGTCTAGGTTCCCGACGGTGAACCTCGGGTTGCCCTCCTGCGCGCCGCGCTGCGGGTTCAGTCGGATGTCGACCTGCGACGGCGGCTGCTGCTCGCGCATGGAGAACATCATGCGCGGATCGGCGGTCGGGTTCGCGTTGAAGTAGCCCTTGACTTGGTTCGGTTCAAAGGCGACATACACACCATTGCCCATGTCAACGCCGTCAAATCCCTGACGGCGCAACTTGTCGAAGACACGGGCCTGCGCGAGCGCGTAGTTCTGCGATGTTTCGAGTAACTTCTTGTCCTCTGTCGAGACATCCCTGTAGTAGTTGGCGGGGTTCTTCAGGTTGAGGACTGCGGGAATGACTCGCGATGCAGTATTGGTTCGGCGTGAAGCCCAAGGATCTGTTTGTGTCGGCTCTCTCTTGAATCCCATGCTGTCGTTCTGCATGGCATACATAGATGCGTCTTGAGGATTGGTTGTGAACCACGCCCCGCGCTTCCCGATTCTGAACTTGTTGAAGTCCTTGTCCTTCGATGTTCCGTGATACACGGGAATGAGAGCGCCGTTCTCGTCCACAACCTTCGATCCAGCACTCCATGACTGCATCGCAGGAGTCATCTCCTGCTGCGCGATCGGACGAAGGGAGAAGCGGGCGCCGCGGTATGGGGCTAGCCCTGCGACTCCCTTTTCCAGAGCCTCGAATGGAACGTCGTCGAACATGCGCCGTCCAGCGGTGTCTTCCACCGTGAACGACTGCCGCCAGACGGTTTCGCCTTCCGTCTCGTACAACTGGTCTGCCACGCGCCTGAGCGCCTCATCGCTGAGGGATGGGAACTGGAGGTTGTTTCCGAGAACTCGGACCCAACCCTTTGCCAGACCGTAGTCCCTGTTGTCGCGGAGTTGACCCGTCACGGAGTCGATCATCAACTTGAACTGCGCGCGCTGGTCCTCAGACTGCTTCGCCGACTCCTTTTCCGACCACGCGGCAACGGCATCAATGTCCTTTCCAATGGCCTTGAGCGCCTCCTCGCGAACGCGAGAAGGATCAAAGCCACCGCCATCGTTGCCTTCGTCGACGAACTTGTCGAACTCCGCCGCGCGGATCTTGAACGCCTTGCTCTTGGACTTCTCCGCCTTGCGAAGCAGGTAGTTCCTGAAGTCGTTCACGGCTTCGTTGGCCGCGATCATCTCGTGGTTCATGTCGCCGACATCTCCGTCAGCGAACTGCGGACCGTCCTGCGTCATCCACCACTCGCCGCGAAGATTCCGACGTGTGGAGAACATCGCCGTCGGTTCCTGCGGTGCAGCAGGCTGCTCCACAGGTGCCGTCTCTGCTTGCGGTACCGCCGATCCCTGCTGTGCTCGTGCACGGGCCTGCGGCTGCATCACCCCGCTGGGAATGACCTGAGCGGAGACGCCTGCAAGCGCTTGAAGCGCGCTGACGGCGGTGGGAACGATAGCAGGGAGAGTCCCGCCAGCCTCTCCCTGATCCTTCTTCTCCTCCTCATCGGGAGGAACCGCGGCCTTTCCAGCCATAGCCGCCTGCTTCTCGGCCCCGCGCATGGATGCCGTCGCTCCTGCGGCCTGTGCGGAAGCCGCGGTGACGGCGTCGCCTTCCTGCACACCCTGCTGTCGCAACTGAGCCTCGTACTCCGCCGCCTCGCGCATGTTCTTCTCGTACTGCGCCATCGCCGACTTGCGGTACTGGGCGTCCAGAGTGAGGTTCGCCTCGCGCACGCCGCGCGCGCGCTGACCGAACATGTCGAGGACCGCCTTCGCGTGCTTTCCGAAGAAGCCACGCTTGTGAAGGGCATTCGACAGCCACGCGAGGAACTTGCGCGACTGCGCTCCCTCCGTCTGGCGGTAGGCGTTCTCATGCTCCGACGCGAGGGCGGTCGTCGTGCCCATCGTCTGCGTCGCGGTCTCGGCCACCGTCTCCTCGGCGAAACGCTCGACCACTGCCATCTCGCCCTGTGCTTGCTGGCGCGCCTCAGCCGTCTGCGTGGTGTCTCCGAGCACGCGCTGCGCGGCCTCGTACCGCGCGATCATGTCGTTGATGACCTCGGCATCGCTCGCGTTCGCGACCATCGGGTTGTAGCGCCGCCAGTAGGCGGCACCAGCGCGCAGCGAGAACACTGGGTCCATGTTGAACAGCAGGTTCATCCAGTGTGCGCCGCCTCGGCTGCGGTAGATGCCGCGGTGCATGCCCTCGTGCGTCGCCGCGACGAATGCGCTGCGGAACGTCATGGCATCGCCGTTCTCTCGGATCAGGAAAACGCCATCGGCACTGGTCTGGCCGCTGTAGACTCCGTCCATCGGGATGTCGACGACCCGCGTTTCCCCGTTCTCCGTGATCTCGACGCTGCCATCGAGGATCGTCGCGGGGTTGCCAGCGTTCGCCAACTGGCGCTCGCCTTCGCTCAGGTTCTTGGCCGAGACTGGCTTGAGATTGACCTTGACCTTTCCGCTGAACGGCGTCGGCGTGAACGTCTCGCCATTGGCTTCGGCCTCGGCCTGAGCCTGCTGCTGCTGCTGCTGGTGCTTCTCCATCAGCGCCCGCATGACGTGCGCCTGAATGTCGCCCTTCAGGTTCTGGACCGATGCCAGAACGTCTGGGCGTGTCGCCACGTTCGAGGTGCGAGGCTTTCCGCCTGCGTTCACCCTGTCGATGTCCAACTGGGCGTTGATCGTGTCGGACAAATACTTGGAGTCCTGACTGGACACCTCGCCGACGGTCAGACCGCTCATGTTGGCGCGAGCCTCCAGAGCCGTGTTGACCGCATCCTTGTTCGCGCCGATGCCGTAGGGCACGATCTCCACGATCTGTCCACCAGCATTTCGGAGGACGAACGCGCCAGCAACGGCCTCGTTCGGTCCGACGTAGTTCGGGAGTCCTGTGATGAACTGGGTGTTGCCAGTCTTCGCGGCCTCCATCACGTCGTTCGCCATCGCGTCCGCTGTGTAGTACAGCAGGTTGCCCTGACGGACTGGGTTCTTGACGTTGATGCCTGCGGCATCCATGTCTGCCTTGACCTCGTCGGACAGCGTGACGTCGCTATGACGGGCGTCGACGATGACGGCCATGCGTCGGCCAGACCTGTAGTCCTCCAACTGCTGCTGGGCCATCGAAACGCCGAGCGCTGGCTGAGACATGCCGCTCAAGCGCTGGAGAGCGTTCTTGTCGGTGATCTGGTCAAGCACGCGCGTGACGATCGCCGCCGCCTTGGTGCGACCGATCTGGATGTCCTCTCCCTTGCGCTTGGCCTTCTGCGCCGCCATCGCGCCGACGCCAGTCACGCCGCCAGCGGCGAACGCCACGGGAGCGACCTCGATCGACTCGTTCCAGAACCGCGCCAAGGACGCATCGTCGTAGACCGTGTCGATCATCGCCGTCTGGGCGGCGATGTTTCCGATCTCCTCAAGCGTCTCGACCGCGCCGACCTTTCCGATCGTGCCCGTCGCCTTGACCGCGCTGACGACGCCGCGCGTTCCGAGTGGCGAGGACAATCCTTCAAGCATGTTTCGCGACAGGCGACCCGTGGTGTCCGCTCCGACAGCCGCGGCATGCTTGCCGCCACGCTGCGCCATGTTGGCCGCGCGCGAGCCCTTCGACGCGAGAATCGCCAACTCGAATGCGTTTCCGATGCCCTCGGACAGAGTCTCCGATACGGCACCCGTTCGTCCAGCGATGCGCTGCTGCGAGGCAGTCGGTGGCTTGGGCGCTTCCCTGCCCTCCATGCTCGCGCGCTGCTTCGCCTCCTCGTACCGCTGCTCAAGACGGGCTTGACCAGACTCGTAGCCCATAGGGGCGAACATCGCCAGCCATGCGGGATTGGCCATCGCGGGCGCGGAGACGGCCACGGTTCCAGCCACGGTGCCCGCGAACTTTCCGACCCCGCTGCTGTCCTGAAGGACATCGCTCTTCAGGTTCCTGTTCATCGGATCGAATGGCTCCTCGAACTGGCTGACCGCGCCAACCAGACCTCCAGACACAGTCGGAGACGTCATCACCGCTGTGCGGTATGCGCCCATGACCGACCGCTGCACGCCTTCTCGGAACTCCTTGTTCTCCCCGAATCGCTCGGGCGCGTTCATGTAGTCGATCTTCCGCTGGAGTTCCGCGGGGATCTCTGGCATGGGGTACGCCGCGTCGATCGCCGCGTCGTCCTTGTACTTGACGTCTTTCATCGTCCACGGCTTGCCGCGAACGGGATCGACGAAGTTCCTGCTCGCGAGATTGCGGATCCGCTGCTGCTGGCGACGCTCGGCATCGCGCAGACGCTGCGCTTCCTGACGTTGAATGTTGATGATGTCGAACTGATCCAGTTCCGTCTTGCTTGGGTAGTTCTCGTCCAACGCCGAACGGCTCTGGTCGAATACGAAAGACGCGGATCCTCCAATCAAGGATTGCGCCGCGCCTTCGATCACGCGGTACGTCCCGCCGACGAGATCGCTCATCTCGGCTTGGACAGCACCACGCTTGTTATTGCTCCAGTCGTCGAACGACATGACTGGAAAGTCGTTGAGGTATGCCGACGCGCGGTATGACGCATATGCGTCTGGCCGACCAGCGGCAATCGCCTCTTCCCTCAGAATCCTGCGGCGTTCTGAGCGAATCTTGTCTTCAAGACCATCGAACGCCTTGCTCCAGTCTGGCGAATCGCGCATGACTCCACGCGACTCAAGCCACGACTGCGTGGCCTGAGCATTTCGGTCGATGTCCTTGTAGATGCCCTCGAACAGACCGTCGTCGATGAAGTCGTTGTTCTGCATGTTGGCCTATCAGATAGGGAGTCCGCTTCGGGAGGGTGCAGGCGCGGCGGGCTGACTGGAACGGGGAGCGGGCGCAGAAGGCGCTGGTGCCGTCGGAGAAATGCGTGGGTTGCGCTCAGCAGGTGTCGATCCGCCACCCTGTTCCTCTGGGCTCGGCGGAATCATTCCCTGCTGGAGAGCGACGTTTCCAGCCTGCAACTTCTGGGAGATCCAGTTGAACGCGGACTGCGTGCTCATGGCGTCGCTCGGTCCGTATCCGAAGTTCATCGCGAACAGCGATTGAAGCCGAGACATGTACTGCATCACGTCCTCTGGCTTCGACACGTTGATCGGGATGTCGACCGCCTGATCGCCCCACAGGTTCCTGTCGCTGGCGATCTGCATCGCCCACCAGATAGTCGGGTTTTCGCCGCCGTTGCCATCCGCTTCTAGCGTGATGTCGAACAATCCAGTGGTCTGCAACCCGCGACCTGCGCGCGAACGTCGCTTGTCTCCGCCGCCTGCAAAGAACTCCAAGGTGCCGAGCGCCGCTGCGTGACTGCTCTTTCCAGTAGCCATAGCCTTGGCGACAGCCTCGTCCCTGACGGACGGCATTGGGATTTCCGTGGCTCTGGTCAGAATCGCCATTTCACGTTCCTGTGGATTGTTCATGTCCACAGGGCGGATCCGCTGCCCAAGGATGCGTGACGCGGTTGCCTGACCGAGCGTGTCCATCCGCAGAGCCTGCAACTCGTTGCCCTGACGCTTGCCTCCGTCGTACGCCATGTTCGCGCTCAGGCGGAACAACTGCTCCGCGACGAAGTCGGGGTAGTCGTTGGTCAGGCCGATCAGCGCTTCACGGGTGTCAGCGTTGACGTTTGGGTTCGCCCGAAGCGTCTTGTCCACCAGATCGGACGTACGCTGGACCTTCATCGCATGCTCCATGCGGCGGTCCATTTCGTCCCGTGTGGCGACGCGGGCGTTCAGCAGCGCCATCCACATCGACTGATCGACGGGAATCGCGCCGCCGTTGATGTTGATCGCAGGCGTTCCGTCGTCGAAGAACCCAAGATCGAACGTCTCCATTCCGACGGGATCGCCCTCGATGATGCCGCGCATAGCGAGGAACGGATCGCCGATGTCAGGGGCTCGACCCTTCACCGCCGACTCGATCGCCTTGCGATCCTTGTCCTCTGGAGTCGCGATGCCCTGCGCGATGCCCTGCGTCGCCGAAGCGACGTCTGGGGATTTCTGCGGCATGTAGCCGCCGACCATGCCCGCTGTGTCGGGTGCGGTGTTATCTGGAGACAGAAGCGGGTCGTTGATTTCGCGCATGGCTTCCTCAGGTAATGGTTCCGCCGCCCCACGCCATCGTGGGCTGATTCTGTCCCCGTGGACTTCCTGCGTAGTTTGGTGCGTACTTGCCCACGGCTTCGTACAGCAGGTTGTCGATGTTCATCGCGTTGAACTGGCCGCGCTCCGCGCGTAGGTCCGCGCGCTCGGACGCTTTCGCCCGACGCTGGATATCAAGGCTCTCGGTCAACTGGCGAAGGGCGCGTTCCACGGCGTTCTCCGCCTCTGATGCGGCGTACTGGCGCTCCTCGCGGATCATCTCCTTGCGGAAGTCGCGCTCCTCGCCGCGCTCCTCGCGCTCTGCCTCGCTCGACACCTCGTACTTGCGAAGCCAGTTCTGGTAGTCCGCTTCTGACTTCTTCGCCATCGACTTGTCCTCTTCGGACCGAGCCATGCCGCCAAGAATGGACGTTCCAAGACTCCGCATCGGGTTGTTGGGGTCGTACGACGCCATGCCCGCGCCGACTCCGCGCATCATGTCCGAGAAGAAATCGCCAGTGGAAGTATTCGCCATGTGTCACCTCTCAGAAACCACGAAGTTGCTGACGCTCTGCCAGTTGTGCCGCCGTAAGGCTAGCATCAGATCCGTTGCCGCCGAACGGATTCGCGAAACCGCTTCCAGCCCAACTGCCGAGAGCAGAACCGCCGACGCTCATCAGCATTCCTCCGAACGCCGCCGTGGCCTGACCAGCCAACTGGGCCTGCGCCGTGCGAGCGCCGAAGTATCCAGACAACCCCATGCCGCGTGCCCCGAAGGACTGCTGCTGGCGGGCCATCTCGGCACCCGTGATCTGGGATCCATAGTTCTGGAACAGACCACTGGTGCCCTGAGCCATCTGGGCACCCATCTGGGCGATGCCCGTTCCGTACTGCATCGTCATCCCGCTCAGGCCAGCCGCACGCTGGGCCTCCAGTGCGGACAACTGACTGGCGTACTGCTCGCGGACAAGACCCTCCTGTAGCGCTCCCTGCGTTCCGATGTTCGTCACATTGCGCTGACCGAACGTCGTCATGCCAAGTCCACTGAAAGCCTGACGGGCGGTCGTCGCCTGCTGCTGGCGGGCGACGGTCTGGCGGAGCATCTCGATGGTCGACTCGCGGCCAGTCCGCATCTCGGTCAAAGCCTTGTCCATGCCCGTGCCGTACTGCTCCTGAGCCTGCCTGAAGGCGTCGCTGTACTGGCGCATCGAGGACTCAAGGTCCGTGCGGTAGCGACTGATGTTCTGCTCCCTGAACTGGGAGATCTGGGAGATGATCGGATCAAATGATCGCTCGATGTCGGTGGCGAACTGGCCGTAGCGGTTCATGTAGTCCTGCTTCAGCCGACCCATCGCCTTCTTCTTGCTGTCGCTGCCGAAGAATAGTTCTGTAAAGAACCCCATTAGGTCGCTCCTCTGCTCTTGCCGACCTGCGAGAGCAGGACGGACATGCGCTCGACGGACCAAGGACGCCCGTCGCTTGCGATTGTCAGGTACATGGCTTCCGATCGGACTCGGGCCTTGATCGCCTCGTTCCGACCCACGTTGAGTTCGCCGATTTCAATGATCTCTGCGTCCGAGAACGACGCACCAGACACCTCGGCGATGTCGCCCTTGTCGGTGGGCGGAGGGTTCTGGATCATGTTCGCCAACTGTCCGTTCGGCGTGGACGGGTCGCCGTTCTGCTTCTCGTACTCCGTCTCGTCGGAGATTTCGCCTTCCCACACGATCCGCCAAGCGGATGACGTGTACTCAAGCGTGTAGTCAGACGGTCCGTCGTAGACAGCCGCTGTCCCGCTCGTGAATGGGTTGGCCTTCGTGTACACGCCGAATGGGCGGGTGGCGAACCGACCATCCACGCGGCGATCCTGAGCGGTCGCGTCGCGGCTTCCGCCGTCGTACAGAATGAACGACGCAGGCGGAGTCCTGTCCTCGCCGTCGACGACCAGTTCGTTCAACTGCGAGACGAACAGGGCATCCGACCGAAGTCCGATCGCGCCCTGAGCCGTGTCGCCCTTGCTGACGGACAGGATGGGCGCGGTGCTCGGATCCGTCTCTGTGGACGGAACCTCGTACTGGTCCTCAGCGAGATCGACTCTGACTTCCTGAAGCAGCATGCGCTGCGCCAGAGGAGCGATGATCGGTCCGACCGTCAGGCTGTTCCGCACGAACTGCGTGCGCTTCTGCGTATCGGTCATTCCAGCCGTGTAGCCGTCGATGCCGATCGGATACCCGCGGTCGATGATGCTGATGCCGTCGGCACTGGCAAGGAACAACTTGCCCAGTTTGGACCTGCTCGAACCGACGTACAGGGCATTCGTCGGACCGTACATGTTCGGATCCGCCAGCCGCTGAGGCCAGAACGAGTCCGTCTTGACGTCATAGTACATGTGGATCGACTGCTGCTCTGACCCAGATACCGTGAGCAGGATCCACAGACCCTCTCGGTCTTCGTCCCAGACCAGCGTCGGGTAGACCTCTCCGTTGGTCAATCCACCGACAAGGGACTCGGCGACCTCCGCCGCCGAGATCTCGCCAGTGCTCGGCGATGGGTCGATGTTCTTGTTCGCGTCGAGGATGACCTTGCTGGCACCAGAACCACTACCGATCGACCGCAGGGTTCCGCCAGCCAGAACGCCGCTGCCGCCGATGACGGGGGCGCCGAAGTCCAGCCGAAGGAAGAACGAATCCAGACGTCCAGCGGAGATGCGGCTTCCGCGGTTGAAGTTGAAGTCGTTCGGGGTCAGGTAGTACAGGCCGTCGTTGGCGAGGACGTACGCCGCCTTCTCCTGACCGAAACACCAAGCGTTCGGGCCCGCGATGCCGATCGACTTCGTCAGGCGCACGATCTGCGCCGACGCATCAAACTCTGGATCGCTGGTCATGTACTCGAACGAGTTGGTGCAGGCGAACATCAGGCCAGTCTGGCCGAACGGAAAGATGGCGACGATCGGGTCGCCCACGCTTCCGAACGCCTCTGTTCCCGTCGTGCCGCCAATGGCACCGATACCGCCGTTGGCGGGATTCCATCCGTCGGTCGACGATCCGCCATGAATGCTGTACGGAAGATCTGGAGCGCAGGCGAACCAGATTGTCGGGGCAATCTTGTACCCTGAAAGAACAAGTCTGGCACCCCATTTGACGATCAGAGTAGCCCTGTCGCCAGCGGCGGCTCCAGTAGGATCGGTCCCATATGGACCAGTTCCTCCACCTGAAGTATCCCCCCACTGCGTAACGCCAGCAGCGCTTGTGCTTGTTCCAGTCGGGTCATCCAGATGCGCTTCTGCGTAGTTGGTTCCATCCACGAAGAAGAAGGCATCTGAATACTGAACACCCCTGACGATTCCAGTGGTGCTCAGTTTCGCAGTGGCCTGATTGGACATCAGTGTCCAACTGGGAGTCGAGGACTGAGGGTCGCCGTAGTAGACCTTGCCCGCGCGGACCATGATGAGGCGCTCGACGAGATTCGTGCCCTCGTAGATCCTGTACGAACCAAGGAACTGGACGCCAGTGGTGTCCCAGCGCTTGGATCCCTGACGGGTGCCGATGCGCGTCCGTCCGTTGAACACATCCACGGGCATCACGTTCAGGCATGACGGCGTCATGCCTTCTGGAACCGAACTGTACGAGTTCTGCTCCGTGAAGCCCTTGAACGGAAGTTGGACGGGAATCATTGTCACGATGTGCGCACCAGAACCGCGTGGAATGCAGTCGATAGGGTCGTCGGCGGACTTGCTCCGCCGCCAACCGCCGTTGCCGTGCAGTCGCTGGAGTTGACGTCGATCTTGGCGTAGTGGCCCGTCGACAGGGTCACGATTCCAGTCCACTGCCCCGCCGCAGCCCGCAGGTTGCCCAGACCAGCCGTTCCGCCAGACAGGGAGAAGAGTCCGCTCGTCGTCTTTCCAGCAACCTGTAGGCTGATGCTTGTCCCGTTCACGATCAGGAGCGCGGTGACACCGACTCGGGTTCCGACCTCAAGGTAGTTGACCGTGACCGCTCCCTGCTGGCTACCAAAGACTGGGTCGTTGACGTTCGTAATAAATCCCGACGTCATGTTGAGGTCGCCGCCGACCTCAAGGTTCGACGACATCGTGACGCCGCCAGCAGCGCCGACAGTCACACGGGTCGATCCAGCCGTTGCGATCGACAGTGCGTTGTCCGCGGAGAAGAAGATACCAGTGTCCGTATCTCCGTTATTCGTGATGGATGGCGCATTAGCCGTACCGTCCGCTGCGGAAATAATCCCCTTTGCGTCGAGGTTCGTGCAGGTGATGGCCGTTCCATTGGAGGCGTCAGCCGCCCAGTTGGTCACGGCGCTCCACGCACGCCACGCAGCGGCACCAGTGTCGTAGACACGGACGTAGTGCTTGGACGGTACGGTCCCATTGCCCTCCGTGGACAGCCACTGGACGATCGTATCGTTCGTGGTCCCGAACACGTTGTTGAGGACCGTCACCTGACCGTCGTCGGCGACGAACGTGATCGGGGCGTTGGTCACGATCCCCGTTCCAGACGACCAGACGTAGCGCCCCCGCAGGTTGGCCGAGTTCAGATCGGTGATGCCCGTGGAACTGCGCTCTGGAACCGTGCCCTGAAGGTAGTCGGTGTTGGTCCAAGTGCTGCTTCCGTCCTGTCGACCGATCTTGATGCCCTTGACGACGCCGCTCGCATCGAAGTCGACACCGACCTCGCCCGCGGCGAGCGTGTCGGTCCCGACCCATGCGGCGTCACGGCGGAGTTGGATCTTGGCGCTCACTTGGTTTCCTCCTCGACGTACGAACTGGGAACGATGTACCAGCCCTCAGGCAGACCGATCTGGTTGCCGCTCAACACCCACTTGCCGTCGACGCGCACCCATACGCGGGCGCGGACGTCGGGACCGAGCCGCATCGGGCTGTCCTCTGGGACGAACACCGTGCGGTTATTTCCGCAGCCACTCGCGAAGCCGAGCACCAGCACGGCGAAGAGAATCGCGATCAGGATCGGCATCCACAGCGTTCTGGTCGGCTGATATTCGGCGATCCAGCCACGCGATGAGCGCGACCGTGACCTGCGCGACGATGCGTTCGAGCATGGAGCGTTCTCCGAGTACCAGTCGTCGTAGTCGTATGTCACTTGGCCCCCGCGGCCTCAGAAGTCACACCGTTGTCGCGGGCGAAGAGCAATCCAACGCCTGCGATGACCGCGGCAATGACCGCTCCCCAATCGGGAAGCGTCGCGGGATCGTTGTCGAACATCGCGGTCATGGCGCTTCCAGCAGCCACGAGAACCGCGCCGATGCCAGCCGCGCTCGTCTTCCAAGATCCGCTCATTTGATCGTCCTCTCTAGGTTCTCCAGCCTGCGCTGGATGTCTTCCAGTGTCTTGCTGTGCGTGGCGTCCGCCACGGCGGCTGATGCCTGAGCACGGGCAAGGTCGTTCACGACCGTCGCCAGTTTGTCCAGATCCGTCCGAGCCCTGTCCAACTGCTCCGTCTTTCCCCCGAACGTGAACAACACCGCCGCGATG